GGGCAAACAAACGAAAGCCGTTGTGACCCATTTGCCATGACACAAGGACCACTGCATGGCTAGAGACACCTACAATTACCAAATACTCATTGCTGAAGCGCAGGAAGACTTCAATCTTGCTGACTACGCTTTTCAAAAAGCAACTATGGGTAGGCGGGCAGACGGTACTTTCCTCCCTAAAAAGGGCAGAGACAAGTTTATAGCAGCAAGAAAAGCCGATTTGGAACGGGCAGAAAAGCGTCTTCTAAAGATCATAAAGGATGAAGAAGACCATAAAGCGTCTCTGTATCTGAAAGCAGAACGCGAAAGAATAAAACAAGAAGAAGCCGCCAAGCGTCAAGCCCAAAGAGAAGCAGATCGTGTTAACCGCAAGCGGGAAAGAGAAGCCGAAGTGCTTCGGCGCAAGCAGGAGAGGGAAGAAGTCAAAAGAAAGCAACTGGAAGAATCACAACAGTCGCAGCCCATATCCGAGACTTATGAAGAACCCACCGATGGTACAACGGATAAATCAGAAATTCTTGAGAGCATCAAGGCTCGCCGTAAAGAACTAGGTGTAGACACTACACTAGAGGAGCAAGTTCTAGGCAAGGATCAAAGTCCTGGCATCCGAGACATTGCTCAAAACTTCATCTCTCAAAACAGAGAACTGTTTGATCCAAACAAGATGAGCGGACTTGCTGCTCAAGAAATACTGGAGCAGGCAGTAAATCTATCAGAAGACGCACTGGAAGCACGAACGGCAAAAGAGTCGTCATTCTATTTGGTTCGCCTGAAAAGCATCCTGAACATTGCAAAGAAAACAAAGGGAGGCGATGCAGTTGCTGCACAAATACAGTCTCTTATTGATCCAATAGCAGAGACACTAAAGAAGCAGTCTTCGTTTGGAGCAAGAATACGGGAAAGCGCACAAGACTACGCTCGATCCATACCTGAAAGACTCCTAGCAAACATCCCTGTGGTTGGAGGAATTCTTTCGGAAATGGCACGAGAGCGCAGAGAAGCCACTGATACTGAGAGTGAGTTTCTTGGAAGAGCGTCCAAGCGTATCTCTCGTCGTGGTTCAAAAAGTAGAGCAGGGTACTTGGACTTTGATGGCGGTGGGTTCTCATCTGCAACCCGTGCAATGCGACGATCACCACAAGCCGAACTCAACGCACCAATGCTGCGAGCGTCTGCTCCCAGTGCTGATGCAGGCGAACTGTCTGCTCCTGAATACGGAGCGCAAGCAGAGTCGCCAACAGCAGCACTGAACAGCCTAGCACAAGCAGTAGGTAAAAAGGGTACAGACGATCCTGATACAGTTTTGGGTACACTAATTGCTATTGGCAAAAAGATTGGTGTTATTTCGGCTGGAGGTGGCGGTGGTGTCATGGACTCCGTGATGGACGCAGCAAGTGCAGCAACCACCGCAGGAGGTATGGGAAGTCTTGCCAAACTAGGAAGAGGACTAAAGGGTCTTGGTGGTCGGGCGTTGAGTGCAGCGGGCAGACTAGGCAGAGGACTAATGACCCGTATCGGAATGCGGGGAGCCGCAGCCGGTGCTGGTGCAGCAGGAGGAGGCGTGTTCTCTTCCATCGGTAAAGGCTTGTCTTCTGCGTGGTCCTCCGTGTCCAACACTGCCGCCCGTCTTAACCCATTGAAACTACTAGGGGACAGCGTGCGTAGCGCGGCACCCAAACTAGGCAAAGCCCTGTTGAGTGCACCAGGTGTTGGTGCAATGCTTGAAACTGCTATCGGGGCAATGGATATTTACTCCACAAAGAACGATCCCAACCTTACGCCCGATCAGAAGAAAGAAATGATTGGCAAGCAACTGGTTGGAACTATTGGTGGTGCACTCGGGAGTGTTGGTGGTGGAGTATTGGCAGGAACTTTGGGTTCAGTTATTCCTGGTGCAGGAACCGCGATAGGCGGAATTCTTGGCAGCATGGGCGGAGCGTGGGTGGGCAAGTGGTTGGGCGAACAACTAGGCGAGGCGTTGGGCGGTCGAGGCATTTACGATTTGGTGGAGTCTATTCCTGGTCTAGGAAGCCTCATAAGCGTAGACGGGGAAGCCCAAGCGCAGCAAGTGGGACCAGACGGAACCCCCATGTCACCACAAGGAACCGCAGGCTCTATTGCTCCAACAGCGTCAACCGGAACAGAAGTTGGAAGACAGGCAATGGCAACTGCCGCAGCACGAAACGATCTTTCTGCCGCAACTACGCCTACCACTTCTGGAGCATCGGTAGTTGCAACGAACAACTCTCGTACCAACGTAAACAACGTGACCAACAATTTTGCAGACGATCTGCGTATCCGAAACAACGAACCCACACTAAAGGGATTCCAAATGGGTTCACTGATGCCTGGCTAAAGAAAAAGGACGCCTTGCGGCGTCCAGTTTCCCGAATCCGAGAATCGAAGGTTCACTCTTCGTCTGCCAACTTTTCAAAGTACGACAGCGCATCCTCGGTGTCTGCGTCATCATCAACACGCACAGCAGTCTTCTTCACTTCCGGTGCGGGGCTACGCTTCGGAAGACGAGCAGGTTGTTCGTCTTCGTCTGTGTCCATAGCCGCTTCTGCACCGCCCTTCATGCCTGAACCCGACTCCGTGAACACTGCACGAATGTCATCGCCAAGCACCTGTTGCAGACGAGCCTTGAGTTCATCGTAGGACTTGAACGACTTGGGATCAGTGAACTCCTTCAGAGGGTACTGCTTGCTCCAAACCTTTTCAAGTTCCTTGTCGCTTCCACCCATCAGAGGCGAAGGAGACGCAAACTCGCTCTTGTCGTAGTTTGTGTATCCATCAACCTGACGAATCTTCAGTTTGAAATCCGCACCGTTCCAAAAGTCAAACGGATTGATGGGGGTTTCGTCCTGATACTGTGGGTTCATTGCCTCTTGGATCTTCTCAAAGATCTTCTTGCCGTACTTGAACAGGAACACCTTGCCCTCGTTTTCAGGGTTCTTGGGATCACTGATCACAAGAATGTTGCTGATGTACGACAGTTTGCGCTTGCGGTCGCGGGCAAGTGCCTTGTCCTTGTCTGATCCGCTGTTCCACAGGAGGCTGTTCATCTCCGAAACAGGATCCTTTAGTCCAATGGTGGTAAGCGAGTTCTCGATATACCAACCGCCTTGACCACGGAATCCGTGATGCCAAACTCGTGCCCACGGCACGTCCTCTCCGTCAACAGGGGGAAGGAAGCGGATGACTGCGTAGCCGTTTCCGGTCTTGTCAGTCTCGGCTCTCCAAAGGCGGTCGTCCTTGTAAGACTCCGACTTCTTTGCCATCTTTTCCATCTCTGATGCCAAAGTCTTGTACATCGACTTTGACGCGCTCTTCATGTCATTGAATCCCATTTGTGTCTCCTTTGTATTACGGTGTGTACGCTGTGTGAAATGTATGGATACCGATACCCAAACGCTCACCAGTTATGTAGGTAAGGTACACCAAACCTGCGCGGTGTCAACAGTCAGACCGGCAGTTTGGTATTTTTAGGAAGCAGGTTTAGTTCCTGCCCTTCAGCCTTGATTTTCTCAATGATGGGCTTACTAAGGAACTTCGCGGCAACTTGTGGCTCCAGCCCGTACCGCTCACATACTGCTATCACTGCGTCAATATACGAAACCGAGAACCGCTTCACGTGGTTCTCGACCTCTTTGGCAAACCGTAAATTCATTACTGTGTCCATGTCTTCCTTGCTTTCATTTTTGACATACATAGGTAGAGTATCTATCTGAAACCCACCCCACAACGGGATTTCCAACGGAGAGAGAAATGGGAGCAACCAGCGACAACTACGATATCGTCACTAGCGGAACTACTTATACCATTGCTAGTGATTATGTCAACAGCGCACACCACCAATTGGTGAAGATTGTTTACGGAACCGGAGACGTTGTCCGAAATGTAGACGGCGACACCCCTCTTCCCACGGGTCTGTGTGGTGCATGGAACCGATACGAGTACAACACCGGGTTGTACTACGGTCTGCAAACTGTGATTGTAGGAAGCACTGGGGATCCACTACCAATTGTCGGCGTATCAGGGGGTGAACTAGTAGGTGTCACTGTTGGAACC